ATTCGCGGGAACAACAAAACCAATTCTGCCAATTAGTAATAGAAGGCTGAACCTTGTTGATTTCGCGGATAAAAGTTAGTCTCCCCCCGGTAGGAGGAGTTCGCTTTGATCCAAATCAAAACAAGGACTATATAGTTGTTATTATATAGTGACCACCTTCTACCGAGAACCTGTCCACATGCTGTAACATGCTTCGGGTTTGGGAGAAAGAAAACTTAGTGAAAATTACACTACTGTAGCTGGGGCATTAGTGATGCCAGTTATTTTGCCCAAGTCTTGGACTGCTAACTGAGCTTTTGCCAGATCTATATCTTCAGCACCTGGAACGTATAAACGTAAAACCTGTCCGTTTCCGTTGTTTCCAAATTGTGCGTCGATTAGGAATGCAGTGTAAAAACCTCCACTAAGAGTTGGAAGCAAAACCTTTTCAGGTGCCACTTCCGTGAAAGTATAGAATTGTCCTTCTTTAAAAGAAATAGAAGGAGTATAAGTAATAGGAGAAAAGTCGATATAACCATCACCTTCATTCTGAGAAGTGATGGCCTCCAAATTGAGCGTTATTGCTCTGCCAGTTGGAAAATCGGAAGTTTCCTTTAGGCAGCGGATACTACTCATAGGAGGAGGACCGACTAAGAAAAAGAAATTGAAGTCGTCGCCTGCGGCTTCGTAAAGTGGAGTAGTTACTACTGTACTACCATATCCACCTATATTGCGACAGCGAATATTAGTCCTAACGTCCTCTAAAACAGGTACTTGTGAGGAACCAACCACATCGCATCGAACAGCTCGATACCATGGAGATCTCACTTCAAAAGAATTAGAAACCTGTTGCAATTGTTGGAACAATGGACTGCCGTAAGACTTATCGAAAGTACTTTCGACTTGCGCTGCTGTATTTTCGTCATATGAAACATACGCATCGGCAACGACTCCTGCAGTAGGAGGAATGGCTTTAAGCATAGAAGAACCATTATAGAAGCGATAGAGAAAAGAAGCCATGTACCAAGGTGTTGGTATAACATTGTCTGAAAAATTAGCTCTGGACATAACTCTTTGTCCTGTTTTGGGGTCTTCTGTCATGTAACGTGTTCTGAGGCCTACGTGTCCTCCTGTTTGCTTCAAATTAGCAAAGTAACCGAAACGTTTTATTAAGCTTCGGAGTGATGTAAAATATTCACCTGTTGTTTGTGCAGTGACGTCTCTTGTTGTGTGTGACGGTACTAACAAGTTTTCATATTCAGGTATCTGTACAGAACCCACATCAGATTGGGCATATCGCGACTGAAAACCGGGAGCAAAACGATTTGTCGGTCGGCCAATATTAAAATCTTCACCTCCACTGTGTGAAATGAGGAATGTAACTTGACCGGCAACTGTTGGTGGATGTTGTAAACCGTTGATGGAATAAATTCCAATGCATCCAGTTTTGGTTTCCAAGGTTTTTGCATTTGGCGTCAAATCTGCGTCTTCTTTGAACGTCTCACGATATAAAGTGTTACTAATGTAGGGCACGGGAACTCGATAAGTTGTTCTGCCAAGTTCATCTTGTCTGTCTTTCAAGTTACACACAGCAATATAATTGGTGTTAACTTCTGTATCAATTGTCTGTGGGAGATCCGCTAAGTTCGTTTCCGGGAAGAATAAAACTGCGAAACGTCCTTCGTGATATACAGTTTTAACAACCATAATATCGAAGATGATAGTACCTCGCCAGAGGGTTCCTTTCATAGCCGCAAAAGCGAAGCTACCGAAGAACTTTGTTTTCTCATCTCCTGGACAGCCATATTGATATTCTGAAAATGGCGAAACCTCCCAGCTAGCTAATAATTTGTTTTGTGTAAATGTATCAGCTGTCACTGTTTTAGCATAGAAAATATTCGGTCGTGGAAAGATGTAGGACAAGTTCATTTCGTCTTTGTCTTCTGGTATCATAGATGAGCCATCGATACCATTATCTTGCAAAAGAGCCAGTGTTGTTGAATCATCTCTTCCTTCTGTATGAATCAACGAAGCGTTCGGCTTTAGATTGCTGGCGGGTTGTATGGTAACGGGTTTTGAGAAGCCCATGGAAGCTGCTGTTCGCCCTATAGCACGTGAAACCCACGCTACAGAGGATGCAACGCTCCCAATAGCAGGAACATTACTCAAAACATCAGCTACCATAGACACACCACTTGCAATCTTTGAAACAGGTCCAGCTGTTTCTACCTCACC